TGGCAGCCCCCGCGCCCGTCTCCACGATCCCGCCAGTCACATCTCCGGTGACATCTCCGGTGAGATCGCCCGTGACCCCGCCGGTGACGGTCAAGGTACTCGCGACCTGGAGGGTTCCGTTCAGATCGGCGTTGCCGGTCAAGGTCAAGGTGGACGCGCCTTTGATCGTCCCCGCGACATCGAGCGTACCGTTGAGATCAGCGTTCCCGCTGAGCGTCAGCGTCGATGCACCCTTGATCGTACTCGCTACATCGAGGGTTCCGTTCAGATCGGCGTTGCCGGTGAGCGTCAAGGTACTTGCGCCCTTGATCGTTCCCGCCACGTCAAGCGTGCTGTCCAGGTCCACCGCGCCGGTCACAGTCAGCGTACTCGCCATCGAAACGGTATCGGTGAACGTCGCCGGGCCGCTGAACGTCGAGGCCATGTTGAAGTCTGCTATCTTAGCCAAAGGTCACCCCCAGGTCGCTCGTGATCCGCATGAGCAACGTGTCGTCACTATTCGTGATCTCTATCTTGTGGTCCGAAAACACCGAGGCCGCCATGATCAGGTTCGAGCCCGCGGGACTGCTCGCCTTCGGGACAACCGCCACGTCGGTTATGCTCGCCGTCCCCGTCTGCACGACCGCGATATCGGTGAAATTGCTGCCGCCCACCGCTCCGTTGAGCACCGCGACGGCATCGCTGAAGTTCTCCGACAACTGCGTCCCGAGGTCGGTGTACGCCGCGTCCGAGAAAGTGTTCGTCCAGGTGATGCTAGCCAAATTGCACCCCCGATGTGCTGACCTTCATCACCGTGTCGTAGGACGTGTCCTGGAACTCGAAATACTTACCCGCCGCCGGGGCCACTACGAAACTCGCCCCAGGCTGTACCAGCGGGGCACGCCACCCGCTCGACACGATCAACCGCGCCCAGGTATATGAATCAGTCGCGTCAAGGTTCGCCTCGTCCAGTTGCCCGTTGATCTCGTCGCGCAGCTTCAGCATGTTCGCGTAGACCGGCCGGCAGTCACGCCACATCGCATCGGTGATGGTGTAGTTGTAGGTGATGCTAGCCAAACTTCACCCCTCCGTCCGAGTACACCGTCAGTACCGCCGCTCCGTTCCCATCCTTGAACGTCACGCTATGCGTCCCGTCGTTGGACGGCAGCTTGATCGTCAGTTTCTCGGTCAGGTCCCACTCGTCGGCGACGATCTCGCTTGCGGTCAGTGTCGCCATCGCCAGATCCGCGTCGGGCGCCACGTTCGTCCCGTCCAGCAGCCCGTTGACCTGCGTGCTGACCGCTGTAAAGTTCGCGTTCAACTCCGCGGCCGTGACGACCTTAGGGTTTACAAGTCTGTGCGGAAGCGCTACCCACGCCATCAGAACGCCTTGTACTTCCAGTCGAACGACGCGCCGTAGAACACCACGTCGTCGTAGTCCCCCGCATGGGAGAACTGCCAGGAGATCGCCGAACCATCCATCTCGGACGGTAGCGGTATCTCGAAACTCTTGCGGCTCGCGCCCTGCGCGGTCCACATCGAGGTCCCGAGGGTCGTGGCCCCCAGCGTTCCGCCAGCGCCAGCTGCATCCAGCGTCTTTTGCAGTGCGTAGCCTTCATCGAGGTTCCGTAGGATCTGCAACTCAACGCTCCCGATGCCCAGGCCGGTGTCGGCCTTGAACGTGCCGTACATCTTGGCCTGGTTCGGGTTCTGCATCGTGTAGAACTTCGAGTGGAGTTCCGCGCCGATGTCCACGCTGTCGTCCTGTGTCCCTATCGCCGCCCGCCTCACATAGGCCGTCGCCCCGTCCGCGAAGTAGAGTCCCGCGTTCGACCCTTCGTCGGGGCCGTCGTAGGGGATGTAGGCGGCGATCTTGCGGCCGTCCATCAGCCACCACGCGGGCTTGCCCGTGAGAGAGAACTTCTTCACGTCGAGCCACAACTCCCGGTCGTTGTAGGTCGAGGCGCCAGAGGATGCGAAGGCCAGCCGGTAGAACCCGTCGTGATAGCACGCCGCCGCCTTCGACTTCAGCGACACGGGGATCAGGTCGAGCCATGGCTTGACGTTCGTCCCGATGGGCTTGATCCCCTCACCGTTGAAGTAGTAGATGTTGTCCTGGCTGAGAAACACGATCCCGAATCCGATATCAACCGCGCTCAAAGCAGCCACGCACCCGTGGCTCGCTTCCTCCCGGTGCTGATACCAGTTGTAGAGGTTGTCACCGCGCAGCATCCAGATCGAATCGTTCTTCAGCACCACCAGATCGTCACCAAGGCTTATCAGACGGTTGATAGGGTCGCCGTCCTTATAGCCGACGTTGAACGCCTCACCGTTCCCTGCAGCCCACTCGGTGTCGTCGTCGTAGTCGCAGGCTTCCATGTAGCCTTCGGCCATATTCCCGCCCGCGGCGAACAGTCGGTCCTTGTGGTGATAGATCAACGACGGTTGCGAGGTGAGGCCGGTGATATCGGCTCTAGCCCAGGACCCCGAATACGTCACCTTCTGCATGACCGTCGTGCTGGATGCGCAGTACAGGCTGTCCTTCCACTTGGTGAAGTGGACCATCGCTCCGGTGCTGAACGCCGTGCCGCCTGTCAACTTCGTCAGCACAGACGATGCGTTCAGGTAGTAGAGTCCGGTATCCGTCGCCTCTTCGATGGCCGCGAACGTGGTTCTCTGAGGTGTCGCCGAGCGGTAGAACCGTACCGCGTTCACGCAGTACGAACCGACCGCGGCGGCGTTGACCTGCAGGCTCCCCTTGCGCCGGATTACCCGGCCGTCCCAGTAGACATTCCGCGTGCCGTTGTAGGAGTCCCGCCGGGCAAAGCACTCGTCATCCGCGATCAGATGACCGGGAGCGTAGCAGTTGACCCCGCCCGAGTAGTCGTAGTAGGACCCGTATTTTGCCTTATGGAGAGCCACGGTACGGTCCCCAGTCCCTAAACTCCGATTCCGACGGCCCCACATTACCGCCGACAATCGGGAAGGACGTGTAAGACTTCGCTACCGTCTCCTGCACAGCCTGGCCGACAATCTCATTCCACTTCCCCTGAAACAGTGGGAGGCGGCTGTCGTCGCCCTCCATGCTGCAGAGGACCGCGGCATAGTAGACCATGGCCATGTGGTGCTCTTCGGGTATCTCGGGCTCGTCATCCGCCGCGGCCATCGCGCCGCCTATCGAGCGGTAGACAATCGTTACCGTCGTCCCGGTGGTGGTCGGGACGGGGAACAGCCCGAGGTAGTTGTTGCGAACGTAGAACAGGGACGGTGTCCCCGAATCACTCGGAATGGTGTCCTCGATCTCAGTCTCGGTGAGCTTGTCGCTGTTCCAGAACGCCGCGATCAGACTTTTGTAGTCCGCCGGGAACTCGTATTCCGCAGTTCCAGAGACGGACGTGATCGCGGTGCTCTTCTTGACCGAGTACCCTGTGATCGCGCAGTAACGGCGCTCTCCATCGTTGAGCCACCGCTTCACCGTGACGAGATCGTACTTGTCCTGCCCGGTGTCTCGCATGAGTCTGAATACGGTGTCGTAGAGCTCGCTGAACTGCATAATGATGGGGGACCTTCACGGCCCCCCGAATCCTCCTATGAGGTCACCGTGATCGTGGCGACCTTGGTCTGCATTCCGAACGACCACCTGGCATCGCACACCAGGTTGCCGTACCACCTGACGTCGGCCTTCACGACGTCCGCCGTCTCGCTCTCCCGGAAGGGGATGAACTTGAAGTTCATGTCCGGGAAGACCGCGAAGTAGAGGTGCTTGGTGCTGAAGGCGTACATGTGTTTCGCGGCGAGGTAGGTGCTCCAACTGATGGTGGCGTTGTTGTATTTGACGTTGGTGAAGCCCAGCTGCGCCATCTTCTCGTCGGAGTATCTGTGGTTGACCTCGATCACCTTGCCGTAGATGCCCGCCCAGATGGCCTGGGTCGTCACGATATCGGTAGGCTGATCGGCGTCTACCGAGCAAGCCATGTACAGCTTGGCGAACGCCTGGGGACCGAGGGTCGAAAGTGTCGCGTCCCTCCAGCCGGCCCAGCCGGCGGTGATGCCGGAAACCTTCCACTTGGTCGCGTCAGACGGGGAAATCCCCGCGTAGGACGAGCCCGTGGTCAACCCCGAGATCCCGGTGAAACCGATGATGTCGGTGCTGCCGGTGCCGGAAATCAACGACTGGCAGAACTTGTCCTTCAGGGCGTCCTCGGCCGCGGCGACCTTCTCTTTCACCAGGTCGAACACCTTGGTCCCGGAATACTTGTTCTCCGAGAGCTCGATGCCGTAGAGGTTGATGGCTGCGTTCGCCATCGCCGGCGCCCACCGAGCCTTGGTGAACTCAGCGGTGTGGGACTTGGTAAGCGTCCCGCCGGCCTCGTAGAACATCGCGTTGGTGTTCTTTGCGACCTGGACAGGCACCTCGAAGTAGGTACCACCTTTCCATTTCTTCGGATTCTTCAGCAGCCGCCACGCGAGCACGTTGCTCTCGAAGATGTTGTTCCTCATCTCCGGGATGATGTACTCCCGGCAAGCGGTGTTGATGTCATCGTACGGTAGGGACATAGTTTCTCCTTAGCTTTCCCAGGGATCCGGGTCCGGTATCCCCTTCTCTTTGAAGAACTGCGCCATCGCTTCGTCGTACCCCCCGCCCACTTTGTGGTTGGTCGGCAGATTCACGGCGGCGTTGGTAGATCCTTTCTCCACCCCCGCCTTTTTGGCCAGTTCCTTTTCCTTGACGTACTCGGCCTTCGCTTCCGCTTTCACGGAATCTACGTTCGTCCCGCGCCAGGCGTTGTACACCAGCCCGTACAGGGCTTTCGTGTTTCCCGCCTCACCCGTCGCCTTCTCGAAATACGTCTGGAACGCCTTCTCATCGAAACTGGGGTCTTTCCTGAGCTCGGCCATGGCCTCTTCGACCTCCTTGTCGATGCGGGCCTGTTCCTGCCGTTGCTCCATCTGCGACCGCAACTCCGACACCTGCTTTTCCAGCATCGAGTAGCGCGGGTCCACGTTGGACAGTCCGAGTCCTTCAAGGGCCGCCCTCGCTCGCTGATCCCCCTGGGCGTACTTCACCAAGTACTCACGCAGTTGAGGGTTGGCTTGCAAGTATCCTTCCCACTTATCCAGTTCAGTGGTCTTCTTCTCGTAGTCGGGATACTTCTTGCTCCACTCTTCCTGCTGCCTTCGGGCTTCAGCGATCTCTTGAGCCTTCTGAGTGTTCGATGCCTGCCACTTCTCTCGGTTAGTGTGGGCGTCGTACCACTCCCGAACGATGTCCGGACCCACCTTTGACAAAGGCATGTCCTCTTCACCGATCCTGAACGTAGGCTCTGCCGCGGGCGCGGGTGTTGCCGGCGCGTCGCCGGGCAGCTCTGCACCTGAATACGGCTCTCTCGTAAACTCATCCGACATTCGGCACTCCTGCGGCGCCCTGGGGTTGGCCGCTAATCATCATCAGTAGTTCCTCGGGGGAGACCCCCGCTGCCGCCGCCATCTGCTCGACTTCCGGGGGGAGGCTTTCCCCTGGGCCGGCCGGTGGTTGCTGCAACGGGGGCGTCTCGGGAGGCGCGGTCGGGACCGCGAGCAATCGTTCGCGCCCTGGGAACTCGACCGCCTGGAGAACCATGCGGGCGATCTCCTTGTGGGCCGGGTCGCCTGCAGCGGCCATCTCCAGCACGCCGCCGGTGAACAATTCCAGGGCCAACTCCGCGCGGGCCTTCTTGTCCTGTGGGAGCGTGGCACCGGAGTCTATGGAAGCCTCGAACTTGCCGGACAGCGCACCATCGGGGATCTGGAGAATCCCTTCCAGGGTGCCCTGCCCGCCGAGAAGCGGGTAGAATCGCTCTTCCTTGTAGAACTTGATCGCGAGGTCGCCCATCATCAGGAACACCTTTTTCAGGGCGTTCTCGTGGTTGCGTACCGACTGCCCGATTCTCGACGCCCCGACCTCGTACAGCCGCTCGATACCCCTGGCCGTCCTATGGGTAACTCGCCCGGAGCCTTGCAGAATGTCCGAAATCCCCGTCACGTCGAAGATCCGCTGGATGTACTCCTGCTGCATCCGCACCAGGATCGCCGGGACCTGCGGAGGGTCGTCGGCCTTCAGGTATTCCGGGGCAATCGGTTTCAAGGCACCGGGCTTCTGAAGGGCCTGGGCGAGTTTCCTGATATTCTCTTCACCGACGTTCGGGTGAACGGTCCAGCCCACGTTGGCGACCTTGTTCACGATGTCGGCAAGCTGCTGGGTGATGTGGTTGAGCCCCTGCTGGAGCGGGATGACCTGCTCGATGTCGCCCATGTCCCAGAACTCGTTGCCGACCTTGTTCATGGCCGACTTGACGAAGGGGAACTTCCAGGGGTTGGGGTTCTCTTTCACGTCAACGATCAGGTCGTCGTTGATCATCGTCACGAGCAGTCCGTTGGGGTACTTGTTGCGCTTGCGTTTCTTCTTCTTGCCGGCCTCGTCGTAGGACTCTTCGACCTCGGCCAGGAAGGCGGCTTCCGTCAGCCAGGCCTCTTTCTTGTAGGCCCGCTCGATGGCGTACTCGGTGTCCGTGGAAATGGCCTGGGAGGTCGCTTTACGGTCGGCGCTCCTGCGTTCCTCGAACAGCACCGAGGAGATCGCCGGGTCGGCCTTGATCTTGTCGGCGAAGTCCGGGTACAGGACCTTCAGGTGGCTGACCGCATAGGGCTCGACGTGGAAGATGTACCGGCAGGAGTCGATCTTGTCGGCCATCGGGTCTGGGATCAGCTTGAAGGGCTCGATGCTCTTGACGAACATCTCGTCCTCGTCAGGGTCCCACCCGATCTTGTAGAACCCGTTGTCGTAGACACAGGAGTTCCAGGCTACGTCCTGGAAAGTGTCCTGGATCTCCAGCTTGTTCCACAGGGCGTTGCCGACCAGCTTCGAGAGGGTCCGGGCCGACTCTTCGTCGTCGGGGTTGTAGGGCACGAAGTTGACCGTAGGTTGGTTCTGCGTGATGATCGGGATTTTCGTCTGGGTGGTCACGAAGCAATAGTTGATGCGGATGTCGCTCTTGTAGGTGGGGCGCTGGCCGGAGAGCTTCATGTTCACCCACCAGGCGTAGTTGTTCTTCCACTTCGCCCGGCGGTGCTTCATGGCCGCGACGCCCTCTTTCCAGTAGGTCTGGACTTTCTTCAGGAGGTCGCGGGCTTCGTCCGACTCGTTCTTGTAGATCATCCCGTCTGCACCAACCCCAATTCCTTGAGTAACTGCCGCTTGTGGGTCCTGCCCCTCACCAGCACGGGTTTCGGCCCGAAATGGCGCTCCACGAACTCATGGATGACCGGGGTCACCTGGATGGGCTTGATAGAGAACTTCAGCAGGGCGGTCGCCCCACAGTCGCAGACGTGGGTCGCCCGATTGGCTACCCGGTTGTAGCCCTCAAACGTCTTGCCACACTCAGGACATGCGTAGTCGTAGACCACCAATTATGAGTTTAGCATAGGGCTATGCGGTTTGCATAGCAATGTACAAAAAAAGATACTAGTAGGCGTGCCAGGGGCGGCCCTGGTCAGATTCCATCTGGGCGATCTGGTATTCGAGGGAGTTCACGTCGGTTTCCGGGTACAGGATGGTTTCGTAGGACTGGAACTCCATGGAGCCCTCCAGGATATCGGGGAGGTAGGCGAGGCAGTCGGCGTGGTCGTCGTGTTTGTTGGGCGAGCCGTCGTAGTTGAGCAGTTGTCTCCGCAGGTCCTCGGTGGCCAGCTTGTTGAGCGTAATCCCCGAGTTCTCGAACATCGGCTGCAGCGCCCCGATCCGGGTGGCCTTCTTGCGGCCGCCGTGCTTCAGCTCACCTACCATGAAGTAGACGTGCCGACTCTTCTGGTCCTTCTCGATCCACTGCTTCAGGGCGTGCTGGTAGGCGCCCGTCTCCACCCACACCCCGACCTCTTTCACCCCCTGCTTTTTCCAGTACAGGTATTCATCGAAAAGGGCGTTCACCACGTCCTGGACCGAGCCCCGGAAACCCCGGCTCTTGGCCACGCAGATAGGCCCTTTCAGGGGCTGGACGGCGGTCAGGATTACGGAATCGTCGGCCTTCGCGCTCCTGGAGATGGCCGGATCGCACAGGACGTAGACCTTGCGGAGATCCTTGTTCGGGGTGGCCTGGTAGACGAACCACTCCTCCTTGAACGCGACCGCCTCGTCAGGGAGGAAATCGACCTCGTACTGCCCCGAGAAGAACATCTTCTGCTGGATGGCCTTCACTTCCCGCAGTTCCTTGAACGTATACTTCTTGGGGAACAGGAGGTCGTATCCGTACTCCTCGTCCTCCTCGGGCAGTCGGGCATTCTTGAGGGTGTTCTTTTCAATGATCGCCGAACGGCAATAGGTGGTGAACCCCATGTCGTCAATCCACGAAAGTACGTCGTCCCGGGCCCACGGGGTGCCGATGAACACGAACCATCCCCCGGGGTTCAGGACCGATATCGCGTTACGGATCTTCGTTTTCACCCGGTCGATATTGGCAACGGTCTTGGTGTTCTCGTCGTCCTGGGGGTCATCGAGGACAATCACCTCGTAGTGCTGGCCGGTCATCTTCCCGTAGATCGACTGCGCCCGGATCGAGGCACCGGACACCGAATGGTCTCTGGGCATGATCGCCTGCTCGTGGGTCCAGGTCGGGGCGTCCTTGAACGGGTTCGCCCACATCCTGCGGGGGAAGAGAGTCAGGCACCACGGCTGGATCATGAACAGCTTCACGTCCTCCAGCGTGTCACACGCCCGGTCGTAGGAAGCGGAGAGCAGGAACACCCGGATGTTCCGGTAGCGAATGAGCAACTGGAAAATCCACGCGGCGATCAGGGACGTTTTCAGGTGCCCCCGCGGCGCCTTGATCACCAGCCTCTTGAGATTGGCAAGATCCGCCAGGAGCGCCTCGATCTCCCCGTGGAAATGGTAGTAATCTTTCGGGGTGGTAATATCGGTGTAGCCCAGGTACTTGTGGCACAGGTAGGAAAGATCGGTCAGGACCCGCAGTTGCTCGCGCCGGCGCTCCAGGCAGGCG